TTACGATTTGTTTACAGGATCTGCTGTGCCATCACAGACAGTAGACCAAACAACAAATCCAGTTGATATTTACTTTGATGATGCTTCGGGCGAATGTGCAAAAATAAATGCTGGATTGGGTCCGGAATGGCTTGGGTGTCTTTGGGGAACTCCGTCATCCTCATTCAGTTGCACCTGTCCCAAAATTGGTCCATTTTTTCATGCTTACCTGAAATTAAGATTGAATGTTGCCACATTTTGGAACACACCAAAAAACACCCCAGTCAAGCGTGCTGAATTTTTGGATTCTTTGAAATACAGTACCAAAGTGAACATTACTGTTCCGGGTGACTTTAATCTGAAAATAGGTCAGTTGGTTCAAATAAAAGTAGACAATTCAAGCGGGTTTCCTTACAACAGTCGGGCATCCATTTTATCGGGTGCTTACTACATAATTGGCGTTAAACATGTTGTCAACAATTCAGGGACACATGAAACGGCATTGGCGCTTACTGCTTTGATCCCCTGAATTCATGTAATTTGATCTGTCTAAATATTTGGTATGCTTGCAAAAGATTTTTCAATACTTTTAGAACCAGTTACCACATCTGCCACCAAAAAGGATATAAGTTTGGTGAGTGGTTACAATGCATATGCACAATACATTGAAAATATAATGAAAACCCAAAAGGGCGAGTTGGTAACTGACATGAATTTTGGTACGGATTACTTTACGTACATATTTGGAACAAACGATCCAGGTGTTTTAGAAACAAATCTTTCAGCATATATTGCTGCTGCAATTCCAAAAATTACGGAAGTTAAAGTAAACCTGATAAGACAATCAAATACCACAATGGATTTTCAAGTATTCTTTTCCTTCTATGATGGCATAAAAACACAAAGAAACATATCTTGTTTCGTAGAGGTCCCACTTTAATGACTTATAACCTAAAAAATCTCAATGTCGCATCTTTGGATTTTGATGATATCAAAAATTCTTTGACCACCTTTTTGGAAAAACAAAGCGATTTAAAAGACCTTGATTTTCGAAATGAAGCCAGTGCCGTCAACCTTTTGATCAATATTCTATCAACCGTCACCGCGTACAATGGTGTCTATGCTCAATACGGATTTATCAATTCTTTTGCAACAACTGCAACCGTTCTGGAATCTTTGTTGGGACTTGCTTCCAATAACGGTGTATTGTTGGTTCCAACGGCTTCAGCAAAGACAAACAGAACTGTAACTACCACAACAGCGCTTCCCGAGTATAGCGCCTTTACCGGAAAAGGAACAAATGGATCTGATTTGTTTTTCTTTAACATAGAGGGAATCACTGCAAACACCTCTAAGTCAATTGATTTCTATTCCGGTTTCGATGTCGTTAGTTATACAAATTATGATTACGATACACAGTCTTGTGAAATTCCATATAACATAAACCCAGAAACTGTAAATTTTTATGAAACAGATGTCATTACGAATGTAGAAACTAAATGGACAAGAGTTGAAAAGACATCTACCACAACAAACTCCAACAACACTCATTTTACACTTATAAACGGTCCCCGTGGTTACATTGTAACAACCAATTTTGCTTCTGCACGCCAGTTGACCACGGCCAGTAAAATTGTTGTGCGAGGAATATTGAGCAATGGTTCGGCAGGAAACAATGGTGTTATCACTCCACGATCCAATACGGTATTTGGCACATCTGGAGTTCCATCTGGGGGTTATGATGAAATTAGCGTAGCCCGTGCAAGATCTTCTCTGCTGTTTAAGGCCATAGGTCAAGAAAGATGTGTAACGATCCGTGACTATAAAAATGCAATTTTAAGTTCTGGAATTCCCGGAACTTCCGATGAATCTTTGATCAGCGTGTCAAATGGCTTGCTTGCAGGCCAAGTTAAAGTCTTCGTAACCAATCTTGGACTAACTGAACAGGGTCAATTGGTAAGTTATCTTTCAGCTTTGGCTCCAGTGGGTATCACAGTCGTTTATCAACAATGATCTTATTTTTCAACAATCAACCAGTTACCGAGTCTGTAAAGATTCAAAAGTTGCTTCAAAGAGCACAAGAACTTTATGGATCTGATTATTTTGATTTGCAAAATCAATATTGGTTTGGTGACAATCTTACTGTGCAAGCATTATTTCCAACATGGATAATGCGTGCATATGAAGAAAATCCATCTAATGTTTTGGTGATCCCGATTGTCAAAAACTACTTTAGATGGTTACTTTCCTTGGAATATGGTTATGGTGCACAATTAAACTGGGAAACTTTGCGGACTCCTTTGTTTGTAAATTCATTGTTTTTGGAAGCGTATGCTGATTTTTACTTTCCGGGTGCAGATTTCTCTCAAGAGCCATTAAAATCAATCCTTCCAAATTTGCGTAAGTTTTTAATCAATATAGACCCAGATTACAATAATCAAAAAGGAACTCCGCAAGGAATCAAATATTTGATTTGCAATTTGTTGGGTTTGGATTGGAAAGATGTCGAAGTCTATACTGCCAATTATTGTGTAATTCAAGTCAATGTGTCTTCAAACTACGAAACTACAATAAAAAATTATAAGGCATTTTTGGAAGAGCATGTATTGCCTGCTGGGATGAGCGTAATTTATGGAGTAAAGTGAAATGTTTAAAAAAATGGTGATGTTTGCTGCTGCGCTGGCTTCACGGGGAGTATCTTCTAAAAAAATTGATGAACAAACAAAACAGTTGAGGGTTTTGTCTTGTTTTGGTCATGGAGATATTCCACAGTGTCCTCATCTTTTTCTCAGCAAAAACAAAAAAAATCATTACTGTGGTAAATGTGGTTGTGGTGACAGCAAAAGAACTTGGCTAATAAAGGATTCCAATGAATACTCTAAACTGGACTATCCGAGACTGGAATGCCCAATGAAGATGCCGGGATTCACGAATTACGATCCAAATTTTTATACAGATGAAATAAGAGATAGAAAAAAGAAAATAGAGGATTTTGATCCCCAAAGCCTTGCTTTGATTCAAATAACCATAGGCACACATCCACTTCAAGAAAAAATTGCTGAGGAAATAAACAATCTTATTGAAGATTCATAAATATTTTTAACATGCCTATTACGTCTCGCCAAGAATTCATCGATTACACCTTAAGATCCTTGGGTGCCCCAGTAATCCAAATAAATGTCGATCCACAACAAGTTGAGGACCGCTTGGATGAGGCTCTGAAATACATGGAAGAAAGGCACTTTGATTTCAACCAAAGAGCCCTTTTTGCTTATCAGATGCAACCCCAAGACATTGCTCGTAACTATTTTGACACCAGCACATTTGGTCCTGCCTTGGGTGCACAGATAAGAACCGATAGTAGTGGTGCTACCTCTTATTATCCAACTGGTCAAGACATAGTCTCTGTTACCAAAGTTTATGCTGCCGACAACCAAGTCGGTGACTATATGTTCGACCTCCGATATCAAATGACATTGTTCGACTTCTTTGGTCTTTACTTCAACCAGTCTGGCTACCCTTCTGCTCCCATGGCTTCATACATGGAAGCAATGTCTTATGTAAAGCTTATCAATGATGTCTTTAATTATCCAATGTCGTATACTTTCACAAAGACAACGCAGAGACTATTCTTGGATACCGATTATGGTAATCTTGAAGGAAAAAATTATATTCTAATTGAGGCTTATGTAAAACTAGATTCTGACAAATTTGATAGAGTTTGGGAAGACAGAATTTTTAAAAAGTATTTTGCAGCATTGCTTAAAAAGCAGTGGGCACAAAACCTAATGAAGTTTGCTGGGGTTCCACTTCCCGGTGGTGCTCAATTGAACGCCCCAGCAATAATGCAAGAAGCAATGAAAGAAATTGCAGAAGTCGAAGCAGAATTGCTGAAGGCATACGAACTACCCGTAGATCCATTGATCGGTTAATACATGGCCATAAACCCCTATATCAATCTTACGTCATACACCTCAGAACAAAATCTTGTTGAGGATATCACTGTAGAATTGATTCAAGGAGTAGGACAAGATTGTCTATATGTCCCTAGAAAAGCATTGAACATAGATCGTTTGTTTGGTGAAGATCCCACTTCTTTCTTTGATAAAGCATATACCCTTGAAATGTACATTCAATCCTACAAAGGCTTTGAAGGGACTGATGTAATCACTCAATTTGGAATTGAAATTAAGGATAAAATTTCCTTGCTCATGGCCAGAAGACGGTTTCGTGAACAGGTTACGAATGTGGATCCAACGATCACCCGTCCACGCGAAGGAGATTTGATCTACTTCCCCCTGTCAAAGTCTTTGTTTGAAATTAACTTCGTGGAACACGAAAATCCATTGTATCCATTGGGGCGCTTGTATTCATATCAGATAACAGCAGAACTCTTCACATACAGTTACGAAAAGATTTCAACTCCAAGTCCTGCAGTAAATGCACCATACACATCTACATTTGGATTCTCCGGTAGTACGATGATTCCATTGAACAACATTCTTGGAACAACTGCTGGCATTAACGACATTTTGGATGAAGAAGCAGCCATTTACGAATTTGACGCTAATAACCCAGCAAGCAATTGCGACTCATAAAGGTAAACAATGTTTGGATATTATTACAACAAAAGTCTTAGAAAACTGGTGGTTGGGTTCGGAACATTGTTCAACAACATTTACGTTTCGCATGAAAACGAAACTGATCCAAATACAACTTTAAGAGTTCCAATTACTTATGCCTCTCAAGAAAAGTTTATTCAGCGCCTTTTGAATCCATCATCGATCACAGATGGTACAAGAATAGAAAATCAATTACCAAGAATAAGTTATCATGTAAACAGCATTGTACCAGATCCATCAAGACGGCGTGCTCGTTTTTCTTCTGCCATTGCTTTGTCTCCCAGTGGTTCTAGTTGCAACAATACTGGAACACAAATAGCAAATGAACAACCAGTAAATGTCGGAATAAATCTTTTTGCTTATACAAGACACATCGATGATATGCTGCAGATCGTAGAGCAAATCATTCCTTTCTTTGTACCAGACCACATAATAAAAATTTCTTTGACTGATTCGGGTGATCCAATAAACATTCCGATTGTGATGGTATCCAATAACTTGACGGATAAATATGAGGGAGATTTTAACAGCAGAAGATTGCATATAGCATCTTTTAATTTTGTTGCAAAATCTTACATCTTTGGCGGTGTCTCAAATGTCACCACAATTAATCAGGTTGCCGAAAGCGTTGATTTTAGATTAGATTAAACATGAATATTAATAAAAATTTGGCAAAACTTTTCAATGTCCCCGAAGGACAAAATAGTTCTTTGGATAAACCACCCCAATCGGGTGGAACCTTTGATACTGCCAATTTTCAAAAAGATTATGCATTGGTACAAGATAATTTGAAGTCACTTATCGGTAGTGGAAATGTTGCCTTGGAAAGTGCTTTGAAAGTAGCCACTGAATCAGATAGCCCAAGAGCATTTGAAGTTGTTGCAATTCTTTTAAAGACAATGGCAGATTTAAACAACAATGTACTGGATGTCCATAAAAAAGCGAAGGACACAACTGGTACAAAGGTGGAAGTCAAACAGACAAACAATTCTGTGTTTGTTGGGTCTACAAAAGATCTGCAAAATTTGATAAACAAGGAAAGAAGTACGGATAAAGATATAGTTGAGGCTGAGGTTGTGAATGAACCGAAACAACAATAATCAGGGATATAGAAACAATTCAAAACTCAAACTCCCAGGTGTGGAAATGCAATACACCAAAGAGGAGTTTGAGGAATATGTGAAATGTGCAAACGATCCTGTTTACTTTTGTGAAAAATACATAAAAGTAAAAACATTGGACAAGGGCGTTGTTCCGTTTAAACTTTATCCATACCAGAAAAAATTTATAAACGAATTACATAAAAATAGATTCGTGATCTCCAAGTGGCCTCGTCAGTGCGGTAAGTCTACCTGTGTGACAAGTTACATTTGCCATTATGTCACTTTTAATCAAAGTGTGAATGTAGCAATTCTTGCAAACCGCTTAAAGACCGCAAAAGAAGAATTGTTCTCCAAACTTCAACTTGCTTATGAAAATTTACCACATTTCCTTCAGCAAGGAGTTGTAGAATGGAATAAGACGAGTTTTAAATTGGAAAACGGCTCCAGAGTCATGTGTGACGCTACATCGTCTACAGCGATCCGTGGCGGCTCATATAACCTACTCCTGTTGGACGAGTACGCCTTCTTGCCAAGCCATGTAGCAGAAGAATTCTATACATCCACATACCCCACCATTTCGGCTGGTACTACGACCAAACTTATCATAGTTTCCACCCCCAATGGAATGAATCACTTCCATAAACTTTGGGTGGATGCCAATAGAACTACAGGGCATAAATTAAAGAACATGTTCGTTCCAGTTGAGGTGAGCTGGCGTGAAACACCGATTAGCCCCGGAAGTCCCAGATTAAGAGATGATGAATGGGCTACGGAGCAGATTGCAAATACCAGCCCCGAACAGTTTGAGCAGGAATACGGTTGCAGTTTCTTGGGGTCTTCAAATACTCTTATTTCAACTTCAAAATTAAATGTGCTTGCTCCGGAAGAATATTTGCAAGAAGATAAAGAAGGTTTGCGAGTATTTGCAAAACCAGAAAAAGATCAAATTTACTTCTT